GATCCTAATAAGAAAAATAGCCCTAAAATAACAAGGAGTTTAAAAACCAATAGAGAGTTTATAGCACACTTAGAAAAAGGATTAGGTATTGAAATAGAAGATGTTAATGAATTCATTAAATGGAATGGTCTTTCTATAAGTTTTGGAGAAGGTTCAAGAGGAGGTAGAGGAGCAAATAGTAAAGGATTAAAATTTGAAGAAGAAATTGCTCAAGATTTAAATAAATTCAAAGATGGCATAGAAGATTATATACATTCAGAATTAACTAAATCTATTATAGAAGAATTTTCTTTAACCTCTACTAACTTTAATGTTAAAAATGAAGGCGGCGAGAATAAAAGAAGACCTTTAACATTTACAGAGAAAGGTCCAATAGTAGGATTCACAGGAGAGAATATAGCTGCTACGTTAACAGATTTAACTATAATTAAAGGGGCAGAGAAAATATACCTTTCTTTAAAGTACGGTGGAACTCTAACATTTTTTAATGCAGGTGTAGCAGTCAGTGTTTTCCCAAAAGATGATTTTCTAGACGGAAAAATAGATACACCTGATGGAGTAGCACTACTGGAGACCTTTGGAATTGATAATGAATTATTCTGTAGAGTTTTCAACGAATATAGAGAAGATAAGACAGGTACCAACTTTACAGAATACCACAAAGCCACCAATGATTACGATAAAGAAAAACTATTTAATTTAGTTGAAAGCGGTATAGGTACAGGGTACTTTATGCTAAAAGGAGGTAAGAAGACTGAATTTTTCTTCGTTGGTGATGAATATAATAAACAAGCATCGGAACCTATATCTGGTATAGAGATACAATACGGCGGTAAAACAGGTACTGGTAAAAGAATAGACATTGTTTTTGAATCTGAAAAGTATAGGTTTAAAATCAATATCAGAAACAAACAAGGCAAATTGTACCCATCACATATAATGTGTGATTACAAAGCAAAGTAGTTATGGCAAAAGATATTAAAAAGATAATAGCACAAGAGTACATCAAGTGTGCTAAAGATCCAGCATACTTCATGAGGAAGTACTGTTATATACAGCATCCTACAAGAGGTCGTATACTGTTTAATTTATATCCATTTCAGGATAAAGTATTACATTTATTTAGAGATCATCAATATTTAATTACTCTTAAGTCAAGACAGTTAGGTATATCTACTTTAGCTGCAGGTTACTCTCTGTGGCTTATGTTATTTCATAAAGATAAGAACGTACTTGCTTTAGCAACAACTCAAGCTACTGCGAGAAACTTAGTATCTAAAACTATGTTTATGTATGACCAACTACCTAAGTGGTTGAGATTACCTGCAGTAGAAAAAAATAAACTATCTTTAAGGTTAAAAAATGGGTCTAAAATTACAGCAAAATCTTCTAACGCCGACGCTGCAAGGTCAGAGGCAGTATCACTACTTCTTATCGATGAGGCAGCCTTTATTGATAACATTCAAGAAACGTTTACAGCAGCACAACAAACATTAGCAACAGGTGGGCAATGTATGGCTTTATCAACCCCCAACGGTATAGGTAACTGGTTTCACCAAACTTGGGATAAAGCAGAATCAGGTGAAAATAGTTTTCTACCTATTAAGTTACCCTGGACAGTACATCCTGAAAGAAACCAGGAATGGAGAGATCAACAAGATCAAGATTTAGGACCTCGAATGGCAGGACAAGAGTGTGATTGTGATTTTTTAGCATCCGGTGACACAGTATTCGAACCAGATGATATGATGTTCTACGAACAGACATATTTAAAAGAACCTTTAGAAAAAAGAGGAGTAGATACTAATTTATGGATTTGGGAAGGTGTAGATTATACTAAATCATATATGGTAGTAGCAGATGTTGCTAGAGGAGACTCAGCAGATTATTCTGCATTTCATATATTTGATATTGAGACTTGTACTCAAGTAGGAGAATACAAAGGTAAGTTATCTCCTAAAGATTACGGTAATGTACTAGTAGGAATAGCAACAGAATATAATCAAGCATTATTAGTAGTTGAAAATGCTAATATTGGATGGGCTACTATCGAACAGATAATGGAAAGACAGTATAGCAACCTGTACTATAGTTCAACCTCTCAAATGGAAACAGTAGAGTCTTATATGACTAAGTATGAGAGAGATAAATTAGTACCTGGTTTTACTATGTCGGTTAGAACAAGACCTTTAGTAATTGCTAAAATGATAGAGTATATAAGAGAAAGAGGAGTAACTATACAATCCAAAAGACTTATCGGTGAAATGAGAGTATTTGTTTGGAAAAATGGAAAACCTCAAGCACAAATTAACTACAATGATGATTTACTAATATCCTGCGCTACAGCATTATATGTAAGAGATACAGCACTAAGACTCAGACAACAAGGAATGGACTTAGCTAGAGCTCAACTATCCTCATTTCAGAACTTAAACGCTCAAAACAAAGGAATCATGAGATCAGTTGGTTCCCAACAAAATAATCCTTATCTTATAGATTATGGCACCGGTGAACCAGAAGATATATCTTGGTTATTATAAAGGAGCTATTTATAATATATACTGAATTAAAATATTCATTGAATGGCAGATAAATCACTATTTCCAAGACTACAGAGACTCTTCTCTTCAGATGTCATAATTAGAAATGTTGGCGGTACCGATTTAAAGGTAGCTGATATTAATAAAATACAAACCACAGGAAACTTTGAAACTAACTCTTTAGTTGATAGGTTCTCTAGATTGCACATATATAATAATAAAAATTTATTTAACCCCAACCTTAACTACCAATCACTACGTATTCAACTATACTCTGACTATGAAGCAATGGATACTGATCCAATCATAGCATCAGCTTTAGATATACTAGCAGACGAAGCAACTCTTAAGAACGATATGGGAGAAGTACTTTCAGTTAAATCTTCAGACGAGAATTTACAAAGAGTACTTTATAATTTATTTTACGATGTATTAAATATAGAGTTTAATTTATGGTCTTGGGTAAGAGGAATGTGTAAACATGGAGATTACTTCTTAAAGTTAGAAATAGCAGAAAAGTTTGGTGTATATAACGTACTACCTTATACTGTATATAATATGAGTAGACATGAAGGAGCTAATCCTGAAAAACCTGCTGAAGTACAGTTTACTATAGACCCTGATGGTTTAGCATCATCACAAGATCCTACATACATACCTAAAAGAGATTCAAAAGCTGTAGTATTAGACAATTACGAAGTAGCACATTTTAGGTTAATATCGGATCATGCATACTTACCTTACGGTAGATCCTTTATTGAACCAGCTAGAAAGATATTTAAACAGCTCACTCTTATGGAAGATGCGATGTTGATACACCGTATAATGAGAGCACCAGAGAAAAGAACATTCTTTGTAAATGTAGGTTCAATACCACCAGCAGAAGTTGATCAGTTCATGCAGAAAACGATTAACACAATGAAAAAGACTCCTTATGTTGATCCTAAAACAGGACAGTACAACTTAAAGTTTAATATGCAAAATATGATGGAGGATTTCTACGTACCTGTAAGAGGGGGAGATGCTTCTACTAGGATTGAAACGACTAAAGGTTTAGATTACGACGGAACTAACGATATACAGTATTTACAGTCTAAAATGTTTGCTGCGTTAAAGATACCTAAAGCATACTTCGGGTATGAAGGGGATTTAAGCGGAAAAGCTACATTAGCAGCAGAAGATATAAGATTTGCTAGGACTGTTGAGAGAATACAGAAGATAGTAGAATCAGAGTTAACTAAAATAGCACTTGTACATTTATATACACAAGGATTTACAGGAGAAAGTCTAACTAACTTTGAGTTGAAGTTAACTAACCCATCTGTAGTATACGAACAAGAAAAAGTAGCACTACTTAAAGAGAAAATAGATTTAGCAAATCAAATGAAGGACTCTAAAATGTTCTCCACAGATTACATTTATGATCATATCTTTAATTTATCTGAAGATCAGTATAATGAAATGAGAGACTTGGTTAGAGAAGATGCTAAAAGAGCATTTAGAATAGCTCAAGTCGAAGCAGAGGGCAATGACCCAGCTAAATCAGGTAGATCTTACGGTACACCACACGACTTAGCATCTATGTACGGAAGAAGAGCTACTTCTACTGAAAAAGGAGGAGGACCAGGATCTGTACCACCAGGATATAACGAAATTGGACCAGAAGGCGGGAGACCGAAAGAAAAAGCATCAATTTACGGAACTAATGCAGACCCTATGGGTGGAAGAGATAGATTAGGAGTTCACGGCATGCATGGAGGCTTTGATTCTGATAATGAAAATGTAGCAGAAACCAACACAACAAAAGCTCAGACTATGTACCATCAAATGAAAGATTCTTTTGTAGATAAGAAGAAAATGATATTTGAAGACAATAAAGAAACACCTTCTAAGCTATTAGATGAAAATCAACTTAAAGATTTAGAGGACTAACCCATATTTATATATAGTAACCGTATATTATGAAGATAAAACATTCAAAGTTTAAAAATACTGGTTTAATCTACGAACTGTTAGTTAAACAAATAGCAGCTGATACTCTGTCAAAGAATGAATCAGCAGCAGTTGGTATATTAAAGAAGTACTTCGGCGGAAATACTGTACTAGGAAAAGAATTAAAATTATACGAGTATATTTTAAAAAATAATAACTTAAGTGAAGCTAAAGCTGAAACTGTAGTCTCTTCCATAACAGAAATTTCTAGGAAATTAAATCAAAAGACTTTAAAAGAGTCTAAGTACAGATTAATTTCTGAATTGAAAGATAAATACAACATAGAAGACTTTTTTGCTATACAAGTAAGAGATTATAAACCTTTAGCAGCATTATATTGTTTATTAGAAGCTCAAAACAATAATACTTTAGTAAACCCTGAGTTTTTAGTTAATAATAAATTAACAGTATTGGAGCATTTAACTTCATCAGAAGTAAACAAAGAAGCAGTTAAAGATACCTTAATAGAAGAGTATTCTAAGTACGATAAAGACCTAAGGTTACTAACGTATAAGATTCTACTTGAAAAATTCAATAGTAACTACAAGACTCTTCTACCAGAACAAAAAAATATTCTAAAAGAATTTATAACTTCAGTTAATTCTACTACTCGACTAAGAAATTTAGTTAATGAAGAAGTAGTTAAGATTAAAACTGAAATTAAAAACCTATCAGAAAAAGTTAAGGACGATGTAGTTAAGATTAAACTACAAGAAGTACTTAAAGGTATAAAAGAAATTAAAAAGACTGAAAAAATTAGCGATAACCACCTTATTAACTTAATGCAATATTACGATCTAGTAAGCGAAATGCGAAAACTATGAAACGTAGCGTGATTGTAAAGGCTATAAAGGAAGTTATTGAAGAACTTAGCTCCACCTCTGGAGTAGCAGGATACCAAACTCCGTTTGCTTTTAGCAAAGGGAATAAGAAAAATAGAGCTACAAAGCAGGCTGAGAAGTTAGGTTATAAGACTGTAAAAACAAAAAAAAGACCACATAACACTAAAATGTTTGATTATCTAGATGAAAACGTTAACTGAAAAATATAGAGGAGTACTAAACGAAACGTTCAACAAGACACAATTCGTTAGAGATGCTCGCATGGCATGGCCAAATTTAATATCTCAATTCAATGGATTTGAAGATACTGTATCAATCTTAAAAACAAAAGGTATGATTTCTGATGCTAAAAAAGCTGAAGAAAAGCCACACAACCTTTCTGATGAAGCAATAAGAAGAGGAACAGATTTTGAACTTGAAGCTATGGGACGTATGTCTCAAGATAAAGTATCAGAAGAAGACCAAGTAAAAGCAAAAGAAAAGGCTGTTAGTAATCTATTAAAAGACCCATTACACTACTTAAACTTACTTTCCGGAGAATCTTCTAAAGTAGATAAGCATGACAAACCAGTGGAAGTAAAAAAAGGAAATGAGGTAGATACTTTTAATGGTATGAAAAAAGCTGAACTTAAAGAAGAAGCTGGAGTACCAACAGCATTTGATGATGAGAGTTTCGATGCTTTACGTGATATTATTTTAAAATATGTAGAAGATCCAGACGATGCAGAAAAAGCTGTACAGCAAGTAGACGATCACGGATTAGATTCATTAGCTCCAGAGTTATTAGCTAACTTAGATAGAGACCCAGAATATAAAGCTTGGTATAAAAACCTTCACGGTATTAAAGAAGCAGACCCTATTCCTACTGAACCAGGCGTTCCAGGAGAAAGAGCTTCTAACCACGATAGAAAAATGGCTATGAGAAAAATTATAGACTTTTTAACCATTGTAGGTCATCCAGATTCAGGCTATAAAGTAGGTAATCAAGAAGCAATTGATTTCCTTAAAACTCATAAAGATGATATCTTTAGCGGTGATATAGATTTTAATGATATTAACGACGTATGGAGTAACTACGATGAGTATGAAACTATCAATACTGATATACCCGAAGTAATGGGAGTTGATAGAAAAGGTAATAAACAACCAGAAACTGGAGGAAGTGATGCTGTTAAATATAAAGCAGCAGCTAGAGATGTAAAGCAAGAAGCTATGTCTGATCAACAGATGAAAGATATAGAAAAATATGGACAAGAAGATAAGGTTGTAAAAGCTTTCAAACCTGGAGATATGTTTTCAAAAGAGTTTGATTATGAAGGAATGTTAGAATATGGTTTAAAAGTAAGACTTAATACTCCGTTACAGACATTACAAGCACTATTTGATTCATTTGAAGACGTAAATTACCATTCAGAAGGAAGTCACTTATCTTATGCTATAGATGCAATACAAGAAAAAGATAAAGCAGAAGCGTTAGATCATTTAAGAAACTTTAAAAAAGCTATAAAGAAAACTTTAGTTAGCTTTAATGAAGGAGCTGATCCAAGTAGAAAACAATTAGAAGAAGCTGAAGTAGTAGTAAATGAAAGAGTAGGTAGTTTACAAGAATTTATAGCTCTTATAGAAGATAGAGCTGAAAATAACGATACTACAGGAGCAGAAGAAGCAGAAGAAGTAATATATGCTATAGGAGAGCATTATAATTTAGGAGTTGATATTATGCATGGTCCAGAATTGGATAGACATGATGATGGAGTACCAAAGGTAGATGAAAAGAAAGGGAAAGATCATGACGGAGACGGAGATGTAGACGGAGATGATTATATGGCAGCAAAAGACGCAGCTATTAAGAAATCAATGGGCAAAGATGAGATCGTAAAAGAGAATATTAAAGCAATTATATCTAAAGTATTAGAAGAGCAAGTAATCAACGAAGCTGCCACAAATGAATTAGCAAAGTTTGCTGAACAGTATGGTGGATTTGAAGGTATGAAAGCAGCTATTATACAACTACAGGATGTAGTTACAGATATAGAAGCTTATTACGATAAAACTAGAACTAAAATCCAAAGAGTATATAACACTTTAGGAGACATAAGAAACGAAGAAGGATTAAAAGTAGGAGGATTTTTAGCTCCTTCTATTGAATCAGCTTTCAATAAAGACTTAAGACCGGTTACTAAAGTAGGGTTTACAAAAGGTTTGGATCAACCAAAAGTTAAAGTAATATCTCAAAGAGATATAGACAGGCATAACTCAGGTGAAACACCTTTAGGAGAAGCAGAACCAGCTAAGGAAACTGTATTTTCTGCACCCTTAAATGGAACATTAAGAGAAAGTAAAACCAAATAACATGGCACAACTATTAATAGAAGTAACACCATTTAACTCTATACTAAGGGAATCAAAAGAGAAACCGGGAGTATATGAGGTTGAAGGTATTATGCAAAGAGCAGTATCAAAAAACCAAAATGGTAGAACCTATAGTAAGGCTATATTAGAAAGAGAATCTAAAAAATACATGGACGAGTTTGTCAAGAACGGCAATGCATTCGGAGAACTGGATCACCCTGAATCTCCCATTGTCTCCTTAAAGAACGCCTCTCATATAGTAAAAGAGTTATGGTGGAAAGGAAACGACCTTATGGGACGTGTAGAACTACTAAACACACCAGCAGGAAATATAGTAAAGGAAATAATAAAAGCAGGACATACAATAGGTATTTCATCCAGAGGTACAGGATCAGTTAACCAAACTAATGAGGGCACTTTAGAGGTACAACCAGACTTTGAATTAGTATGTTGGGACTTTGTATCTAATCCGTCTACTCATGGAGCATTTATGAATCCTATATCTTTGCAAGAAGGAAAAACGATTGTTTCTAAATACAATAATCTAGATTCTATTATTAACGATATATTAAGAGCATAATGATAACATTATCTGAACTTATTTTAGAAAGTGACGAAACTCAATTAGGAGCTGAATTAGCCAAAGCAATAGAAGGAGAATTTGGAGAAGAAGGAGACGTCAATGAAGTTATTACAACAGTTGGAGTGTTATCATGGGCACTAGCCTCTAATACAGTTCTAGATATACTCGGTAAATATGCTGCAAAAGGTTTTAAAAAGCTTGGTTTAGAAAAAGCAGCAAATAAAGCAGACGCAATACATAAATGGGCTCATAATAATGAAGTTAATATAGTAAGAGCGATTAGTGGCTTTATGAAACCATTTATAAGAGACCAAAAAAAGAGAGACTTAGTTGCTAAAGGATTATTTATTGCTATGTTAGCAGGATTGGGTGTAAAAGCAGGAATAGGTGCTCTAAATGCTCTACGAGGAGCAAACGTAGCAACAGCTACAATCTCAGCAGTCAAAGCCGCTTTAAAAGGTAGAGACATTGCTGTAGTAGGAGCAGAAATTGCAGGCGCAGTTGCAGCATCTGCATAATTACTAAGTTTTATTTAGTTTTTTAGAAAATGTATATATTTATATAAGAATATACAGTGATCTATACTGTATTTAATTTGTATAAACTTTCCTATTACGATTACAATAATCGTAGAAATCAAACAAAATTATTAAAATGGCAAACAAAGATTTATTCAAGCAAGCTATTGCTGAAGCAAAATCTATTAGAGAAGCCGCTATCGCTAACGCCAAGGAAGCTTTAGAAGAGTCGTTAACTCCACACCTTAAGGATATGTTAGCTGCTAAACTTCAAGAAATGGATGATTCATCTGTTGAAGAAGAAGTAGTAAACGAAACTGAAGATGTAGAAGAAGCTGTTGAAGAAACAGTAGAAGAAGGAGAACACTCTGACGAAGATAAAATGGAAGAAGAAGTAGAGGAAGGATCTATGGAGGACGAAGAAGCAATGGAAGAAGCAGAGGATGATTCAGAAGAATCTGAAGACGAA